CTGAAGATGGTGGATTCCAAGTTGTTGGTGTTGGAACAGTTGGAGTTACAACCACTGCTAGAGTTGATTTGTCTCTAACGGAGAATACTCCAGAAGAATTATTTTACAAGTTAACTCCAATTAATTTGAACATTGATGCTGATGATAAAAGAAATCCAGTAGTGGATACAGATGTAATAAATTACTCAACATTAAAAATAAAAGATAGTGAATATAACGGAACTTATAATATAACTGGAATTGGAAGTACAACGTTCACATTCAATCTTCCAAGACGACCAGAGAAGGATGAATATACAAAGAATGAGGCTGTAACGTTAAAGTATTCAACCTCATCTACAACTGCGTCTGGCCCTATTGGTAAGATTCAATTTATTTCAAAGGGTAGAAATTATAGAACAATACCTGTTGTTACTTCAATAGCATCAACTCAGGGTGTTGGTGGAATTGTAAGATTCAATAGCACAGAGACAGGTAGTTTAAAGAGATATACCACTAAGAATATTGGATTTGATTATTCAGCTGATAAAACAATTCAACCATCAGTTCAGTTACCACAAATTATAAGATTAGACAGATTATCCACGATTGCTAATATTGGAATAAGTTCTGGTGGTAAAAATTACTTAGAGCCTCCAAGAATTATCGTTATTGATCGTGTTACTGGTCAAGTAAATACAGATATTGTTACAGTTTCAGAATTACAAGGAACCTCTGTTTCTAAAGTTACCATACTTAGAAACACAAACTCTTTATATGATACAAATCCAAAGATAGTTGCAACTAATAATACGAATGGTATTAAAGTTAAGAATTTATCTTACACTGCACCTGTTGTAACTTTAACCTTAGAAGGTGAGTACAATACTACAACATATCCATTTACATTAGGTGATCAATTATATGTTGAAAATATTGGAATTGGATCAACAGGTAGTGGATTTAACTCCTCAGATTATAACTATAATCCATTTGTAATCACTGGTGTGAATACAAATCCAGGCGGAGGAAATGCAACCGTTTCATATAATTTAGATTCATCTGTTACAAATCCAGGCATATTCAGTGGCCCATCATCCTCTGGTCGTGCAATACCTTTTGAAGATATTGCACAATTCAATATAGGTATTAAACCAAATCAATTTAGTGTTGGTGAGATTGTAAGCACTGGTGATAAGTCTGGAACTGTTGTCGCTTGGAATGAAGATAATAAGTACCTTAAAGTTCTTTCTAATGATACTTTTGATATCGGGGAATCAATTAATGGACAATCTTCTAAATCAGTCGCATTTATTACTCAAATAAATCGTTTTACTTCAAATTATGAAATAGATTCAAACTCTGAAGTTAGAAGTGGATTTAGAAGAGAAACTGGTAAATTAAATACAGAATTACAAAAAATACAAGATAGTGATTATTATCAAAACTTCTCATACTCTTTGAATAGTCCCATTCAGTATGAAACTTGGAAAGATCCTGTTAATAGTTTAACTCACGTTGTTGGATTTAAGAATTTTGCTGATGTGAGTATTGTATCTACAGCTTCGACTGATGATAAGAATCGTAGAAATGCAGTAGTTGGAGTGTCAAGTGCTGTTGCTGTTGTTGTTAGTGATTTGGTAAGTGAGAAAGAATCTCTTCATAATTCATATGATTTTGACTTAGTTACAGAAAATTCAAAAAATATTGGTGGATTGTTTGCGTCTGATAAAATTAATTTTGCTAACAAAATTCTTACGGATTACATTGAATCAAGAACAAATAGAGTAATTCCAATTGATAGCGTGAGTTCTCAGTTTAATGATTTACCTCGTGCAACTGCATTTTCGGATGTATTCAGTTTTAATATAAACGATGTTGATGGAATTAAATTTTATGTATTACTCTTTGACACTAGATTTTCAGGTGAAAAAGAAATAATTCAGGTCAATCTATTGCATGATGGATCAACTGGTTACATGATGAAGTTTGGTCGTGTAGAAACAGTAATTGATCTTGGTGATTTTGACTTTTCAGTGTCAGGAGTTGACGGTAATTTAAGATTTGTTCCAGCAAAATCAAAATTTAATAACTATGCGTTGAGATTATTTGCAATTGAAACATTCAAAAATACTCAAACTGGAATCAGTACATTATCAGTTGGAACAGGATATGATATTATCTCCACTGCATCTGGTATTGGATCTACAGATCCATCTCCTGTACAAGTTGTGGGATTTGGAACAACTGCAATCACTACAAGTAAACTATTCATACAAACACAAGAACTAGGTGGTCAAGAGAGAACTCAGTTGAATGAGTTAGTCGTATTGAATGATAGTGAGGAAGTATATCTTTTAGATTATGCACAGATGACAAATGATAATCTTTCAGCGACTGATTCTCCAAGTGTAGGACTTGGTACATTTGGTGCAGATGTAAGATCTGGTATCACTAGTGTTTACTTTACACCTGAGGCTGGTATTGGTGTGACAATGAGAGTTCATCAAGTGGCGATTGGTGGAACTGCAACTGGAATCGGAAGTACAACAATATCACTCACTGAGGTATTAACAACAACCACAAATATTGCAGCAACAGGAACTCCACAACCAACAAGAATTAGTGGAATTAACTCGAATACTTATTCTGCCTTTGATGCGTTAATTGAAATACATGATACAACAAATGATCGATATGCTGTCACTCAAGTAACTGCAATCCATGACACAATTACTCCTTACTTTACAGAGTTTGGTTACATGGATAATTTCTCTCCTAATGTCACTAGTTTCTCTGGTATTGGAACTGTTGGTGTTGGATATTCATCTGCAACTGGTGGAGATATTGAACTTCGTTTAACTCCTCCAGCAAACACAGCGATTACAACAAAAGTTCTTCAATATAACTTTAATGAAACTGGAACAGGTGGCGTTGGTTTAGTTACATTTACAGACTCTAGATTAAAATCAGCTGAGGGATCATATACTGGAACCGATAATGATATTAAATTCTCATTTAACTTAAAAAATACAGGTGATGCGATATTCCATAAAATATTCAATTCAGAAGAAGAATCAGTAGTAGATGTAACAAATAACACATTTATAGTTAATAATCACTTCTTTCAAACTGGTGAAGAAATAACATACAACCCAATCGGTTCTGGAACTACAATGAATATTGGAATTGCAGCAACAGCAATCAGTGGAATTGGTGTTACTACTAAAATGCCATCTACAGTGTTTGCAGTCAAGATTGCAGAGAATAAATTTAAAGTTGCAAGAACAGCAACTGAGGCACTTCAAACTGTTCCTAAAGTTCTTGATATTACGGCTGTTGGTGTTGGAACTACTCAATCATTTACCTCAACTAACCTTAACTCTAAGGTGTTAGTTACTCTTGATAACAACATTCAAAGTCCTGTTATACAGTCACCCATCGAATCAAAACTTTCATTTGATGCAGAGACAACTACCGATTTTGTTACACTAACTGGTATATCATCATTCTTCTCAGGTGATGTTATCAAAGTTAATAATGAATTTATGAAGATTGACACTGTTGGTATTGGATCTACGAACAGAATGCTTGTGAGAAGAGGTCAACTAAACTCTGCTTTGGCAAATCATAGTGCTGGTGATACTGTCATTAAATTCTTAGGTAATTATCAAATAGTTAAAGATACGATTAACTTTACAGATCCACCAAAGGGTGAAAAAGGCCCATCTGGTTTAACAACCACATCTACTTTTGTTGGACGTGTCTTTACGCACACTGGTATTCCTGGCGGAACTCAAGAAACATATTCAAATAATTTTGTATTTGATACAGTTGAAGATCAGTTTACAGGTATTGCAACTAACTTTATTCTTAAATCCAATAAACAGAACGTGACTGGATTCGCAACAAATACAGGTGCGATTCTTTTAAATGAGATATTCCAAAATCCAGGCGATGACTATAACATAGTTGAAACTGCTGGTATCACTTCTGTAAGTTTCACAGGTGTTGGAGTTACAAATAATTATGATGTAAATGTGTCATCAGTGCCTAGAGGTGGTATTATTGTTTCTGTTGGTGAAACTACAAACTTTGGATATCAACCATTAGTATCTGCTGGTGGAACTGCGGTTGTATCCTCTGCTGGAACTGTCACATCTGTATCAATTGGAAACAGTGGTTCTGGTTATCGAGTTGGATTGCAAACAAATATTCTTGTCAGAGCTCGTGGAAGTTCTGGTATTGTAACCATAGGTAAGGCAAACGTGTCCGCTGGATTGGTGACATCTGTGACTATCATTAATGGTGGTGGAAGTGGATTCAGTCAATTATCTCCACCAACTCTTGAATTTGAAAAACCACTTAACTATGAAAACATGAAATTGGTGACAGTTGGGGTAAACACTACAGGTATTGGTGCATCTGTATCAGTTCGTGTTGGCACTGCATCAAGTATAATCAGTTTTGAAATTACAAACTTTGGATATAATTATAAGATTGGTGATGTTCTAAGAATAGAAGAGGGTGGTCAAGCTGGTATTTTAACGGATGCAAATAAGGTAGTTCAAGATTTTGAATTAACTGTTCTAGATACATTTAATGATAGTTTTGCTGGATTTACATTTGGTGAACTTGAAAAATTAAATAGTTTTGAGGATCAATTTGATGGTAATAGAAAATCATTTAATTTAACTAAAACAATTGGTGCTGCTGAGACATTAATTACATTAAGAGCTGCGAAAGGATCTCCAATAAAGGTTGAATATAATTGTTTAATATTCTTAAATGATATTCTTCAAATTCCCTTAGAAAGTTATGTATTTAATGGTGGATCGCAAGTTACATTCTCTGAGGCGCCAAAAGCTGATGATAAAGTAAGAATTTATTATTATCGTGGTTCTGAACATGATGTTGTTGATGTTGATATCTTGGAAACTGTTAAAACAGGTGATAAGTTGACAATCAATAAATATCCTGATATTGGTTTAGATGATGTTTTCCAACAGGAACCTAGAACTGTTACAGGTATCACCACTTCTGATTCAGTAACAACAAATACATATATTGATGCTGGTATCACTACAGTCAGAACACTACAAAGACCAGTGACTTGGAAGAAACAAATACAAGATGTAATTGTAGATAATATTGAAATTGGAAAGGATCGAGTTGAATTAGAACCTGGCATTCGTCCAACTGCATATCTAATCAAGAATGTATCTGCTGGTTCAACTGAAATATTTGTAGACACAGCAGTTCCATTGTTTAATCAGACTGATGATATTGTTGAAAACAAACAAAGTATATTGATTCTTGATCGCACAATTAAGACTGGTGTTGCTGCAACTGCCATAGTTTCTGGAACTGGTGGAATATCAACAGTCTCTATTTCAGATGGTGGATCAGGCTACACTGCTGCACCACACGTTTCTATAGGTGTTACTGCTGGAATTGGTACAATAACTGCTGGAATCGGAACAACAACAACAAATGCAACTGCAATTGCAACTGTTTCTGGTGTTGGAACAATATCCGCTGTTACAATAACAAGTGCTGGTGCTGGATATACAAATACAAATCCACCAGTTGTAATGATAGAATCAGAATCTATCACTCAAGATACAATAACCAGTATTAAATATGATGGTGATTTTGGACACATAGTTGGAATTGCTACAACGGCAGTCGCTGGAATTGGAACAGCATTGCAACTTGATCTTTATATTCCAGATACGTCTATTCTTCGTGATACATCAGTGATGTCATCTGGTATATCTGTGAGTGGTATTCAATCAGGATATTACTTTACTGCGTTTGAAACAAATGTTGGTAGTGGAGTGACTTCATATGAAAGCGGAATTGGAAATGATAATGGAGTGGTAGGAGCTGGAACAATTCATATAGATAATATATACAAGGTGCATAGTGCTAAAAACATAACTGGGCCTGCTCTGTTATCTACTGGAGTTGGTAATACTACTCTCAGAAGAGTAACCGTGAGTGTTGATAATATTGAAGGTATTGCCAGACCTGTTGGTGTTGGAACAACTCAATCACTAACTATAGGTGTTGGTGTCACAATCACTGTTATAAATCCATATGTTAGTGACACTGGTGGTGGAGGTATTAGTCCTCTATATTATGGTAAATTCTCTTGGTGTCGTTTACACGACTTTGTTAAAGAAGGAACCAGTGCATTTACAGCGATTACTAATAATGGTGTCACAGGTATTAAAACTGGGCCAGTCTTTATTAGAACGAGGGATTTAAAAGAGTCCTTTACCTAGTATAAATAAAAAAAAAGTTATTGATAAAATGTCAGCAATTATAACTGATCAACTGCGAATATTAAACTCTGAGAATTTTGTAGCGGGGATAGCTTCAACTACGAACAGTTATTATGCGTGGATTGGTCTTCCCAACCCTAGTGATTTTCAATCAGATTGGAGTGAAAATCCACCAGCACCTAAAGATTCTTTTAGTGAGGAGAATGATTATTGGGACACAATGATCGCTCTCAAGAAGTTGAATTCAGATGATATTGCAAGAGTTGTAAGAAAGATAAGTTGGTCATCAGGTACAACGTATGAGATGTATCGAGATGATTACTCTCGATCAAACTTGTCACCACAAACTAGTTCAACTAATTTGTATGACACAAATTATTATGTGATGAATCAAAACTTCCGTGTTTATGTCTGTCTACAGAATGGAACAAACCCAGAAAACACATCTGGAAGACCATCACTTGATGAACCATTATTTACAGATTTAGAACCTAGATCTGCTGGTGCGTCTGGAGACGGGTACATTTGGAAATATCTATTCACGATTGACCCAAATAGTATTATCAAATTTGATTCGACAAGTTTTATACCTCTACCACAAAATTGGTCAACTAATAATGATGTGGCTGCAGTTAGAAATAACGCATCAACCAGTGGACAATTGAAGATAGTCACAATCACAAATCGTGGTGTTGGTTATGGAACTGCTGCAACTTACAATAATGTTCCTATCAAGGGTGATGGAAGTGGTGGTAGATGTTCAGTTGTGGTGAACGCTGCTGGTAAAATGGACTCTGTTGAAATAACTAATGGTGGATCTAATTATACATTTGGAACTGTCGATCTAAATGCTGTTGGTTTAACAAATCCATCAGGATCAACTGATGCTGCATTTAACGTAATTATCCCACCTCAAGATGGTCACGGTGCTGACATCTATAGAGAGTTAGGTGCAAATCGTGTTTTAATATATTCTCGTTTAGAAAACGATACATCAAACCCAGATTTCATCACAGGAAACCAATTCTCTCGTGTTGGATTATGTCGTGATCCTCTTGCTTTTGGATCTGATAATAAACTCACACTTCAAAAAGCGAGTGCTGTGTATGCGTTAAAACTGATTGGTGCTGGTTCAACAACAACTACGTTTACTGCTGACTCTGAAGTAACTCAAGAGATAGGCATTGGATCAACTGCTGTTGGTCGTGTGATCAATTATGACGCTACAACTGGAGTTCTTAAATATTGGCAAGATCGCAGACTTGCAATTTCAACTGATGGATCTATTCCTTCATATGGTTATGAATTGTTTAGATTCAATGCTGACCCTGCAACTGGAGCTGGAACAACTATATTTGGCGGAACAAGTAATCTAAATATAGATACCAATTTCGGAACTTCTCTAGAGCC